CTGAAAACGACGAACCCGGGTTGCCGGGTGTGGTGTATCTCAGGCGTGCCCGCTACCCAGGCTTAAGCAACAACCCGACGCAGCTGTGTCTGGGCGGTAACAGCGGTTATGCGGCTCTCAACCTGGCCTACCTAAAGCGGGCGCGGGTGATCGCGCTTCTTGGGTATGACTTTTGTATTGATGGAGGCAGTCACCACTGGCACGAAGGTTATCGCTGGGCACCGAGTTCGGGGCAGCATCATCTTCAGGAGTGGGCACGAGAGTTTGAGGTGGCGGCGAAGCTCTTGCAGGCCGACGGAGTGCGGGTTATCAATGTAGGGTTGGGAAGTCGCATAGAGGCATTCGAGAGGATGAGCCTTCCGGATTTGGTCGCTTTGTTGCGGGGCGGTAGCAGCCTGACATCCCAGAGTTTGCCGAACAGAGCCTCTCAGGCTAGCCCGCAGCCCCGAAGCCTGTCCTTGGGGTCACCTTGAGGCTAACGGCTCGTCCTAGAGGCTTTCTAACTCAAACGCAAGGAGAAGCGAGATGAGCTTTGAAAAGCTGTACCGAATCAGAATGGCGTCGGGAATGCTGGCACCTAAGGCGGCCTTCGAGGCCGCCCGGGAAGAGGGCTCGAGTGTAGACCGAGCCCTGGCCGTGGCCGTCCTGAAGTTCGATCCCGACCAACCTCGGGATGAGTCGGGCAAGTGGACTGAAGGGGGCGGGGGCGGAGGCGGTGGAACAGCGGTAGATCATAAAGCATTTGCCAGGGAACTCAAACCTCACAAGTTTGAGTTAAAGGTGACTCGTCCTAATGGAGTGCGCGTCTACGGTCCGCGCCGTTCCAATCCAACATACACTACAGAAGTATCGGTTTCTCCGGACGGGACTTGGAAGTACAGCGCATCCGGATCATTGGTTGAAGGTGGCTCCAAGATCTTACACTCCGGGAAGGGGCTTGCTGACTTCACAGATTTTATGAGCACACGAACTCTGCCGGGGACAGCGGAAAGGTGATCGACGATGTGGTCTTACTCAGGTGATCCAGCAAACAGTGACCGTGACCAGGTACGGTTTCTTTTTGGGGACACGGACACAACAGATCAGCTCCTGACCGACGCTGAAGTCGACTTTACGGTGGCCGAGCACCCCGACAACCTCTTTCTGGCGGCCGCTGCCTGTGCTGATGCGGTAGCGAGCCGGAAGACTCGTCTGGCTAACAAGAGCGTCGGTGACCTGAGCCTCACCTACAGTCAGGTGGCGCAGCAGTTCAAGACTCTGGCGGCACAGCTTCGGACCAGAGCGGCCATGGCGGGGACCTCCCCCTATGCCGGTGGAATTTCGATAGCCGATAAAGATGCTGTTGGAACAGACTCCGATCGTGTTGTGCCGGCGTTTAAGGTTGGTCTACACGACTACCAGCCTGAGGAGACGGAGGCCGAGTAGACATGGGTATCCTTGCCGACCTCGCCGACTTGATGCCCGCGACTGTGGTCATTGCCCCGACCACAGGTCGCGACGATTTCGGCAAGCCTAGCTACGGCGCCGGGGTCTCTTACAAAGGACGGGTTGTTTACAAGAACATAAAGGTAGCCTCCCGGGTGACGGGTGAGGATGTAGTGGCCAGCGGCTTCATTGTCTTGTCGGGTCTGCCTGTGCTTCACATTGATGACCGGGTTACGCTGGAAGATGGGACGACTCCGCTAATGCACGCCTGGGACCAGATCCCGGACGAAGACGGCCCGCTATACAGCAAAATATACTTCTCGGGGTAGCCATCGTGTCAAGCTTCAAGTTCATGCACAACTTCCAGGTGGAGGCGGAAAAGGCACGACGCCGCATAGGAACGTTACAGACTGTGCTGGCACGTGAACTCGAGAAGCTAGCAAACGAGATTATGGCGGAGTCTAAGAAACTTTGTCCGGTAGACACCGGTACCCTACGATCCAGCGGTCTAGTTCAGAAGCCTGTCATTGAAGGCAACATGATCTCCGTGACGCTTGGCTACGGTGATGCATCGTGCGGTTATGCTGTCTACGTGCACGAGAATCCTCGAGCCGGTCAGACTGGCGGAGTCAGCCCGAGTGGACGCAAGTACGGGGCCAAGCGTTGGGCGCGGAAAGGCCAATGGAAGTATCTGGAAACTCCGTTGGTAGCTCGAGTCAATGATTTTCCTAGAGTGGTAGATTACTCTCTTGAACTTGTCTTCAAACGTCTAGAGGGGGGTTAGGTATGAGTCTTCTAGACATGGTCTTCACCAAACTCCAGCAGGACGGAGTGTTCGACGGTACGGTGTGGAAGTGTTATAAGAATTTCATCCCTGACGACCAGGACCAAGCCATCGCTCTCTACGAGACCGGCGGCTTTCCGGCCGACACGCTTGCACGAGAAAACGAGAGTCCGACGTTTCAGGTAGCAGTACGAGCAAAACGGTTTGATTACACCGCTTGCCGAAATAAGTGGCAGGAGGTGTTTGACTCCTTGCAGGACGCCCAACAGGACTATGCCGGCGACCCTAGTGACCCACTACCGGGCATCTACCTGATGCAGGCTATGGCTACCGGACCTCTGGCAATGGTAGATGAAAAACAACGTCCTCTCCTGACAGTCAACTTCCGTGTTATCAAGGAGCGATCATAGTATGCGTTACTGGTCGGTCCCCCCGGAGTGGACAAAGGAGACGTGCTTTATCTTGGCCGGTGGGCCGAGTCTTCGTGGCTGCGATGTGTGGCGTTTGCAAGGTCGTGGGCGTGTGATCGCCATAAATGACAGTTACCGATTGGCCCCCTGGGCGGACGTCTTGTACTTCTGTGATGTTAAGTGGTGGCGTCGATGGGAACAAGACATAACCGCTCGGTTCATCGGCCGGTACATCGTTACGATGGGTAACGAGGTTCCGATGGCCAAGACACTCCGGCAGGCCGGGGAACTGGGTTTGGAACTCGACCCCAGCGGCTTGCGGCACGGATCGAACGGTGGTTTTCAGGCTATCAATCTGGCCTATCACTTTGGTGCCAATCGCATCGTTCTCCTGGGCTACGACATGAAGGTGAAAGACTTTCACACCCACTGGCACGGTGGGCACCCCGGTCAGAACGCGCAGGATTTTGCGCCTGTCCTTGACATGATGCGGCCTAAGTTCCAGTCGCTTGTGGAACCACTGAAGGCGGCCGGTGTGGAAGTCTTGAACGCTACACCGGATTCGGCACTGGACTGCTGGCCAAAGATTCAACTCAGGACGCTGCTGTGATCGGAGCTGATATTACCGTAGTAATCCCGGTCCGCCGCGGTGGCGACCCGGCCGTTACCCTTGACAGCCTTGCCAAACAGACGTACTCGGGCTTTGACACTGTTGTAGTGCACGATCGGGAACAGCGTGGGGCTAGCTGGGCCCGCAACCGGGGGCTGGTACAGGCACAGACAGCTTTCGTTTTGTGCTCGGATGATGACATTCGGTGGGAACCCGACGCCCTGGCGGTCTTGCGCAGCTGTCTCTTAGGGCACCCCGAGGCGAGCTACAGCTACGGTTCTTACCACATGCCGGGGATTGGCGAACAGTGTAATGTAGAGTTTGATGCCCAACGGTTGCGAAGACACAACTTCATATCGACCATGAGTTTGGTGCGACGGGCCGATCACCCCGGCTTTGATGAAAGCTTGGTACGGGCGCAGGATTGGGATCTCTGGCTCACGATGCTGGAACAAGGCAAAGTGGGTGTCTACTGCGGCCGCCGCATCTTTCGGTCGGCGGTCAGGCCGGGGATAACGTATGGTGGTGGAACCAGTTGGGCTAAGGCGGTGCAGATTGTGAAGGCGAAGCATCGAGTAATAGATGCACGCCGGGGTAGCCGGATGTGTCTGTGAAGAAAGCACTCATTACAGGTTCCGGCGGTCTGGTAGGTTCGGCGTGTGCTGAATCTTTCTGCCAGGAGGGCTGGGCAGTTACCGGCGTTGACAATGACATGCGGAAGGAGTTCTTCGGCCCCGAAGCATCCACGGCGCAGGTTGTCAAGTATCTGGTAAAGAGATTTTCTACTTACCGTCACAGGACTCTCGACATACGAAACCGTCAAGGGGTAAGGGAACTACTGAAGGCTGAGCGTCCAGATTTCATCATACACACTGCCGCCCAACCATCACATGACAAGGCCGCCTCCATTCCTTACGAAGACTTCGACGTGAACGCGGTGGGGACCCTGAATCTGCTGGTAGCAGCAAGGGATTTTTGTCGGGACAGCCCCTTTTGTTTCATAAGCACCAACAAGGTTTATGGAGACCGGCCCAACACTCTGCCGCTCGTCGAATTGGAAACCCGCTTCGACTACGCCGACAGGCGGAATGGTATTGATGAACACACGCCTATCGACCAGTGCCTCCATTCTCTGTTTGGGGCATCTAAGGCAGCGGCAGATATTCTCTGTCAGGAGTTTGGCCGGTACTTTCGGATGCCGGTGGGAATCTTCCGGGCCAGCTGCCTGACCGGCGAGCAGCACGCGGCCGTAGAACTGCATGGCTACTTGGCTTACATCATCAAATGTGCTGTCCAGGGGCGTCCATACACGATCTATGGTCACCAAGGTAAACAGGTTCGGGACCAGCTTCACTGCTACGATGTTGCAAAGCTCTTTTGGGAGTTCTATCACCGGCCTCGGTTCGGAGAGGTTTACAATCTGGGCGGTGGGCGGGCAAACAGCATCTCCATCTTGGAGACCATTGCCATGCTGAATGCCATGGGGCATTCCCTTCATTACAGTTTCCAGGAGGAGCCCCGCACCGGCGATCATATCTGTTACATCTCTGACCTGGCGAAGCTGCAAACCCACTTTTGTCACTGGCGTGTGGAATACCATCTTCCCAAGATCTTTGAGGGCATCCTGGATCGCTACTGTAGGCATACCTCATGGTAATCCAGAGAGGACGAACTAAGCACAATCCAAAAGCTATCTATGTGCTAGCTCGCCGGGCCAAGGTGAATGGTGAACTTTATGACCCGGGAGAACGGGTTCCAGAGTTTTGGTCGCCGGGATTGATTGAGAAGCTGCTCCGTTCCCGGATTGTGCGGCTGGAAAAGCTACCCATGCCTGAGATTGAAGACAAAGGACTGCAACAAGAGTCGCCACGTGAAGGACCGAGAGCTATGAGCACGTCTGTTGTTGTGCTGAGTTGCTATCCCGACATCTTTATTCCACTACGCGATCAGCTC